TCACTTGCGACCTCACTTGCGACCTCACTTGCGACGCCACTTGCGACCCCACTTGCGACCCCACTTGCGACCTCACTTGCGACCACACTTGCGACCTCACTTGCGACGCCACTTGCGACCCCACTTGCGACCACACTTGCGACCTCACTTGCGACCTCACTTGCGACTCTACTTGCGACTCTACTTGCGACTCTACTTGCGACTCTACTTTGCTCCATAAATTTGCTGCAATTTGCAGTTCTAACGGAGAATTTAAAACAATAATAAAAGGTTTAGTATTTATATCACATAATTTATAAAATTGCTCTCCTAATTTTGATAACTCTTTATTATTACGAGGAACAATATATTTTCTTCTGGCTAAATTAATCCATTTATTTTTAATGTCTTCCATTAATTTTATTTGTTTTTTATTTAATTGTGTTAACATTAATTCTCCTTAAAATCTGCATCAACTTCTTCTTTTAAATCTTTCTCAGTCACCACATCTTGAATGGCTAAAAATGCTGCTTTCAAATCAAATGTCTGCACATCTCCTACTAATTGATCATTTTTATCATACACTTCAATCACCCAACTTTTATTAGGCTCTTGATAGATTAAAAAATAATCTCTTGTATATAAATATTTTCTACCCATTATTTTTTTCTCATTTTTAATTTTTTAGGCATAGTTTTAGGGCAATCTAAATAAACATATGTAAGCCAATACATGGCAAAAGCTTCAATAGCATTAATTAATTTGTGTTCATTTTTCATGCCCGCAGGTAAATATCCTGTTCGTTGTAAAATTGCACACCAATGATGAATTAATTCATGTAACAATGTGCCAGCTAATATGTAGGGCTTATTATTTCTATTTTTCGCTATTCGTATTGTGTAAATATTATTTTGATAATCAGCATCTCCAAAAGCTTCGTGATCATCGTGACAAAATTCTACTTCTCTAATTTGAATCGTCGTATCTAACTTTTTTCTTCGCATAGTATCATAATTATATCACATATTTGTTGTATTAGCAAGAAATTAATTACGTGAATCTACTTCATAATCAAGCTTTTCCAAGAGCCCCATAATCCACTCGATTAAATCACGTCGTCTTTTATAGTCGTTTATATAATCAATCTTTTTTAATTTCTGAAAAAAAGTGTGAATTTTATTCAAATGTTTAATAGCCAATTGTTTTTCAATTTGTGTTATATGCATATTTTTATCCTTGCCAATTAATTTGTGCATCATTCTTAATAATCTGTAATTCAGGGGGTTCATTTGCCTCTAGAAATCGCTTCAAAATTACATCATAATCATCCCCCACAGTGGTTTTTAACCCATTATTAGCATATACATCAATCTTTTCCCCATTTCGCACAATAGAATAGTCCAATATTTCAGTTCTACCGTCTTTATTTAAGACTTTGGTCTTACACCTCGTTTTAATGAAATGCTTCGCTCTAGCCTCATCCTCGAACCGCATAGCCACTATCTTAGAGGGTCTGGTGTGGTTTACTGAATATTGATACACATCATAATAATGCTGTGGAGCTACGTTAACCTCTTTTTCATAGCGTTTCTGTTGTGCTTGTTTCTTTTCTTCATGTGCTTCAGGAAACTTTTCTTGTTCTTTTAGCTTTTTCCATCTCTCTTCAAATGCCTTTTTCTTTTCTTGAAAGCTCACGTTTAATCACCTCCTTTTTCACACTATCATGTAATTCATGTAACATAGCTTCTAAATGTAATAGTCTTTTAATATTCTCCGGGTTATCTACATAATCTGAAATAGCTTGCGTTGTCTCAAATATCGGATCTATAAATTTACTCATCTTTTTTCTCCTTGGTATAAAATCCGCATTGTTCTCCCTCTTCCCAACATATATAAGTAGTTTCTTCACCACTACCTGATTTCTCTGTAACTTCTCGTTCTATTTTATCCATTACTCCTCCACATATTCTAAATCATATTGTTCTTGATAATTTGAATGCATTTGTTGTTCATCACATAAGGATCTCACCATTGCCCCGCATTTAGGACATTTCTTCCAATCAGTTTTATTGTCAAATACTTGCCAATCACATCTTATGCACCAATGTTCCATACAAGACATAATTAATCCTCCTTAAGCTCGTTCTCTCATTGGTTTTCCCTTTTATAGTTTCTAATTTCTTCTAATAATTCATTTAATAAATAAGCAATTAATTTTAATGTTGAAACTTGGTTACTTGTTTTGTCCGAAATTTCTTCGAAATTATTCTTTGCATTGTAGTCTATTTCTTTCTCATCTTCATCAAGTTGTTGCCATTTATTTCTCATTACTTCCCCCTATTTATCTTCCTTAGAATAATGTATTATTCCCCCTTATTTACATTCCATAAAAACTTCAACGTTAGGAACCCTAAGTAAATTAACACTCCATTCAACACAGCGCCACTTATAATCAAATACCACATTAACACTGTCATCATAGTGCCCAACATAAGTATAGTGCCATGAAACCTATTGATATGAAGCCAATTTCAAATGTTAATAGTTCCATATTATTTCACTCCTATTAACGTATCAAATAAGGCAATTAAGCCTGTTAATCCGTAGTATCCTAGAACCAAGATAGCTAATATTTCAATCATACTATAGTTTAACCTCTATTTCTCATTTGTCAAGGGGTTTTCTGAGTTGTTCTAATAATTGAACTAATACTAGGTTACACGCACATTTTTCACATATTGTTTCAACTATTTCTTTTGCTATTTCATTTGTATCCACTATAATCTCCTTTCACTACTTATTTTATCTCCCCATAGCCATCTTTGTTTTGATATCAGCAATCCATTTAGCTTTAAATTCTGGGATATCTGCGAGATAGCTGGTCTTAATTGCTAATTGTTTTATTGATGCATGAGGCTTTATTATCGTATAATGAATAATTTGACAAAGTATTAAAATTGTTAATGCTGTTATTAAACCATAAATATAAGATTGCAACTCTTCTTTATTCATATTATCCCCCTTTATTTCTCATATACTATAGCTTATCCCCTCTTTCTTCATTTGTCCAGTGAAATATGTGTGACAAAATTATGCCGATGAGTTATAAGCTCTTACTAGCTGTCGGCACAGCATTTCCTTGTCTAGTCTTATAATTAGTGAGCAAGGACCTACTAACTATTGCAGCTCGAACATTTTCAGTATATCAGTTATTTCTCATTTGTCAAGGGTTATATTTTAAAATCTCTCGTATACTTGAATAAACCCCCCAATAAAGAGCCCAGAAAACAGGACTAATAATCAATAGCAATAAGTCCTCCTTCCAATCATCTTGAGGCCTATTATTGATAACGAATTTATTGTGATAAAAATGATACCATTTTACATAATCACAGGCCCAAGCTTTGGCTGTTTCTGTTTCCCCACTTAAAGGATAGCCTGTCATACGTTTAACTTGCACAAAGCGCATCTTATTCCCGCAATAACCACACAATCGTTTCTTTGCCATTTTATACCTCTCATTATTTGGAACAAATATATCTTTATGATGTCTAATTAGAGATGTGTTGATACTCAACCATTATCAAATCCCCCTAAAATACTTTGTCTCACCCCCTAGTAAAACACTCATTCCCATGACTATATAAGGGAGACTCACTTCAAGCTAAGGCCACTCCCACAGATTTGGTTGTTTGTTTATTAAAGACGTAAAACTTGATTGTTACCCACTAATTTTATTATATGCTTCATCAAACCATCTTATTGCCGTATTAAATGTTTCTGGTGGATGAGGATAAGTTTCTCTAAGATAATCAATCATTTGCTTCCAAGTCGCATTATCAACTTTATGGTTATTGTTCCATAAATTTATGGCTGCCCCAATTTCGTTAAATGTTTGACTCATTTTATTATCCCTTTATCAATTTTTATTTGCTTTAAATGTTCTAAATTGATATACTAGTAATACTAAATCTAACACATTAACCATTAATTTTGTGTTATTCATCTTCGGAGTGCCTTTTAGAATAACCCATTGATTTATCTAAATCTTCATCTAAATCAATTAATTTCAGATGCATCAGCTTTAAGATTTCAAGTATATCAGGTGTATCTTTTCGTAGCATTTTAGCTATTTCAGGCAGTAATTTACTCATTTGACCTCCAATTTTAGATACAAAGTCGTTTAATCTGCTGTTTAGACTTAAAACAAAAGTAAGAGTGTTTCATGGGCTTAGACCCACAGTGGAGCTACTGTGCTTTCGCCTTATCGGCTCAAGTAAGTGATTTGAAGACTTATCTGGGCCAAGGACTTTCTCACAACTCCGACTAAAGTAAGACAGCACTACATAGTATAAATTCAATACTGTCATTATAAGCCTCATAATACTTTATATTCTATTACTTACTTAGGATATAAAGAAAGTCCTCTATTGAAGTTTAATAATTGATTTAGCAGTATTTCTAGATAACTTAAATATATTTAATACTCCATGAGCATAGCTAAGTAGTTCTTCATATTCATTAAAATGATCTGTAACTGGAACTTGGTATTTACCTTGGACTATATTTAATGTTTGCATTATTGCCTCTTGTTTATTTTCTTTAGTCATTTGTAATCTATGTTCTTTAACCATATTTCTTTCATATTCTGTTAATTTCACTATTGCACCTTCAATTTAACTTGTTTATCATCTTTAACATACACATACCATGCATCTCTGAATAATGTAACAACTTGCTTATATTTAAGAATAAACCCTAATTTACTTAATTCATGTGCCTCTGATGCTGTAAGTACTTGAGTTCTAATGTATTTCATAATTATTCTCCCTTTTAATGAAATAAACAGTATAGACATTTGGTACAAATGTATGAAACTGAGATAATTGTGTATCAAAGCCTAAATCATTGGCTGATCTAATAGCCTTTAATGCTCGTTCTAATGATTCAAATGTAATAGTCACTGTGTTATCTCCTCCTTAATATCGACAATGCATATTATTTTCCCTTTGGTATTATATTTTTCTTTCTTTTTCTGGATTTTATGATTCGAATATCAATAAGTGTCATTTTCATTTAATTATCTCCTTGTTTGTGTCCTATTATCATAATATCATGAGTATAAGGGGTTGTCAATAGATATTTTGATGAAATATTGATGACAAAAGGTGGTTTATGGATAAGTATAAATATAGTGAATTAGACTTCTTAGTTAAAGATTGGAAGAACAAAGACCTTGAAGTTGATGAAGGGTATTATTGGATTAGTCATTTATTTACTGGCATATCTTTAAATGGTAAGATTCGTAAAGAAGATAAGATTAGAGCATTTAAAGTAATTGAAGGCATAATTAATACTGAAGAACGATATGATGTAAAAGAGATTAATGAATATCAGAAGAAATATGCTGAGGAAGTATCAAATGGCACAAATCTCTTTTAATGTGCTTTAGAACGTAAATATGGAGGTTTTAAGGCATGACTAAGAAGATGAAGCAGAGTAATGATCAGATTCAATGGGGTGATACTGACCATAATGTGATACAATATATTCATCATGGGGAAGTTGTAGCTGAACAGAGTTTAACTGATGGACAATGGAAAAGCTATAAATTGATGCAAAATCCCTTAGAAGCGGCCCAAGTTAATTTATGGTTATGGCAATATCGAGCATTGAGATTGGATAAACCAGTACGAGTTAAGTTTCCTCCTTTGGCTATTCATTTCATTGATTTGACTAAGGCCAGTGTTGATGAGAATAAGTGATTGTATTGCTTTGTTTGCTGTGATTTAATGGGAATGTACCTTATTACGCTTCAATCCTAGACCAACTTAAAGAGAGAGGAGAGAATACCTGACTATTCTAGTCAACTATAGCTCTGATATGCTCATATATGTTGATACTCAAGGGTATAGGAGTGGGGAGAGGGGGTAGTGTTGATGAGAGGAGGAGGGTCCCAGCCTATATATGTGGACTAAACTAAAGAATTAAAGCAAATTAGAGCATTTATTTTGTATAAAAACACTTTTCAATATATAACGCTTTATAAAAAAATTTTACAAATTACTAAAAAGGTGGAAATAAGCAAATTAAGCAACTTAAAAGTTGCTGATGAGCGAAAGCGAATATGGCAGATTTGGCGCCCAAAAGTAAACTTCACACACACCCTTTGCCTCAAGTTGATCCGGATTTCTGCTCTTGTTGCCGAAAGAGCATAATTCATAAAGGCCCGCAGAAACAGAATGTGGTGCGAATTGATTTGGCTCCGGAACGGATTCTAGGCCTGGATGGCAAGGAACGTGGGGTGGAGGGTAAAATGAGACCTAAGGCCTTTTTTCATGCAGTTTGCTTTCAGGACTATCACAGTTACACACCAGGTCGTATTGAGTGCAAATACTGTGGAGTATTGAGTATGGCCAAAACGATGCATGATGGAACCAAGGTTAAAGAGCAATGTAAATGCTCATGTCACACAGGAGCTACCTTTTGTAGTTTGGTAGTATTTTAAGGGGGAAAGATATGAAAGTAGGAGACCGATTAGATTTAAATCAATTAAAACGGGAATTGATATCTGCAAATAGACATGATTTATATGATTCTATTACAATAGAGATTTACAGACTAAAATCTGAGCTGGCAAATAAAACTTCGACAATTAATCGTTTAGATTATGATTTGCACAAAATAAAGAAACATTTAGAAACGATCGCGGATAATAAAGCAATTGTTCAAATTCAAAACATTGTTGGCTGTGACTGTTACAAATATGGCTAAAAATTTTAAATTATCTCATACCCAAAAATTAGCAATTAAAGCTAGCTATGATGCACATAGACTAGCCGGTAAATCTAAGCAAATTAGCTTAGAAGCGGTTGCTCAGGAAATGGGTGTGCATTGGCAGACTATTCGAAAGGTAGTTACCAATGCCACACAGCATTTAGATACTACCCAATTGAAGGATGTGAAGACTCAGCAAGCTACTCAGATAGATAAGATTGTAGGGGCAGTCTTAACTGATTTAGATAGCTCAGATAAAATTTTTAAAGGTATGAGTCCGGCGCAGTCAATTTTAGCTATTTGTCAATTATTAGATAAATCTCTTAAATTAAAAGGTGAGGATGTTACTAAGATAGAAATCCAAGAAGTTGGAGAGAAAGTAGAGAAGAGACTTAATGAACTACAAAATTTAAAAGAAGCATTAAAACAATCTTTAACGGTTCCGCCTAACGGCGGAGCAAAATCTAATTAGGGTGGGACACTATGAAAGAACTAGTTCAGATACAGCAATTACTGTTTAAATTACAGAAGAAAGTAAATAAACATGAGAAACAGATTAACGAATTAGAAACTAAAGTGGGAAAAGATGTTATTGATATGAGAAAGGAAGCTAAAGAAGTTTTAGATAAAGCAAAAGCTTTGGTGAATCCCTATTCTTCAAATGCAATGACAAATGATTAAGGAGTAGTTATGGCAGGTAGAAAACCTAAGAAAATTATTAAAGATGGAGTAGTGTTTGATCCAGCAACTGGAATTTCAATTAAAATGAGAACTCCTATTGGTGTAACAAAGAATCCAAGTTTATTAAAAGCAGATCCCACAGCACCTAGACGTAGTAAACGAATAGTTAGTGAAGAATTTAAAAAGCGCTTTGGACGTAAATGAATTTATCATCAACACATACTCTTAAAGAACGAATTGAATTAATAATTAGAGAAGAGATAAATAAATCTGGAGATATCGACGGGTTTATACAAGTATTAACTAATAGAATCTTAGAAATAACACAAGACGAAATAAAATTTAAACGAGGATAGATATGCCCACACAACACGCTGGCGAGAATCCTATTGCAAATGCTACAACTCCCGTAATCCAAAATACTACAATGGCGGCAGCTAATTTTGAATATAGTTATACTTTGCCTAGGAATTGTAGAAAATTTCAAATTAAACCTCGTAATGGTGATGTAGAAATTAAATTATCTTTTACTTCTGGAGAATCTGGAACTAACTATATTACCGTTCCACCTGGCGGCTATTGGCACGATATGATAGGGATGCCAAATCAAACTATTTATTTTCAAACTGAAACAGAAGGAACAATTGCTGAAATCGAGGGATGGAGTTAATATGCCCTTTGGTGATTTAGGGACAATTGCTAAACGAGTAGTTTTATGGCATTCTAGCACTGATTTTAATAAAGGCACAGTAGATTCCGGAGCAGAAGTTAGCGGTTCGGATGATGCAGCCGTTGTTCGATTAAAAGATAAAGCTGACGGCACAGGAAATTTTGATTTTACAACGCCAGCAGACTATACTTTATCAAATGGTTCTCTAGTTGAAGTAGCCTCTGGTTTAGCTCGTCTTAAACTTCAGTCAGGAGATTCTGCTGATTTTCCTTTTACAACTTCAGGTAATTACACTTTTGATTCAGGAAAGATTGAAATTACAGGCGGAGTTGGTAAATTAAAAGATTTATCTCCAGCAAATTCTACATTCTATGCCAACTTCTCCTCGGACGAAGACGGGACATGGGGAAGTGGAGTTCTAACTGGAACGCTATCAGGCGGGGCAACAGTGGCGGCTGGGAAACTTAACCTCATCGGAACTGGAAAGTATTGCAGTTGGGACGCTGACTTAAATGCAGACAGTCAACAGGTCGGAGCGTTTCGTTTTTTGGTAACACCAAATTATTCGGGAACTCCGACAACCTCTCAAGTTTTTCTCCTTGCAACCCAAGCGGCGGGGAACACGAATAATATACTTCAGATTACACACCTCAATAATGGAAAAATCCGACTACAAATTAAAAATGCGGTTGGTACGGACGTTTTCTTAACCGATTTGGTGGCATGGAGTCCGACAGCCAGTCAAGAATATGAGTTTGAGGTGGATTGGGATATAACCTCAGGAGCCACCCGCCTGTTTATAGATGGAGTTCAACATGGATCGACTATAACATCAACCGGAACACGTGGTTCGAGTATCGGATTATTGCGAGCCGGAGCCAACGCCGGGGGAATTACACCAAATCAAGATTTTGAAATGGATGACATTCTCATTTTCTCAACGGTTCAACACACCGCTAATTATACAGCAGGGGCAGCAATACCCCAAGAAAAATATGATTCAGGGGATCCTACGATTATTAATGTTACGGGCCTTGTTTTTACTGTGGCATTAGATACTTTTACAGAAACATCAACGATTCCATCTGGGGTTGGTTTAAGATATCATGTTAGTTCTGATAATGGAGTTACATGGGAATATTGGACGGGCGCAGCTTGGGCTGTGACAGATGATACTTTTACTCAAGCAAATACTTCTGCTGACGTTGAAACAAATATTGGAACATTAGCTGCATCAGGTACATTTAAGTTTCGGGCCCTATTTTCTACTGATCAAATATCCACCGCTGAGTTAGATAGACTTCAAGTCTCAGGCCCTACAACTTATTCAACTACAGATGATCTTCATGTTACTACAAACGATAATATTCAATTTAACCCAACAGATCTTGTTTCATGGTTAACCGCCGTTTTTACTTCAACAACTCCTGCTAGTACGGAACTTAGAGTTTTATTTTCGGTAGATGATCGAGTAAGTTGGCTAACATGGAGCGGTAGTGCATGGGTTGCTCCTGCGTCAGCAACTACTCGAACAGATGCAACCACTTTAACTGATGCGTCTACAAATTTTGCTTCTTTAACTGTTACTAAACCTTTAGATGTTAGAGTATTTATTCGAACAACAGATACTTCAGTAACACCTTCTATGGATAATATTGCTATTACTTCAGATTCAGGAATTAATACTTCAGGAGAATGGGAAAGTAATCAATATAATTCAACTTATCGTCAATTAAATTGGGGTAAGATTATATGGGTAGAAACAACTCCTGTTGGAGCCACAACAATTATAAAAGTCCGAGCAAGCCATACTTTAACTGAATTAAATGCCTCATCTTATACAACAGTGGCAGCTTCTGGAGATGATTCTGGAGTTACGGGACAGTATTTTCAAGTAAAGGTAGAATTTACCGGAGATGGCATAGTTCGACCTGAAGTAGATGAACTCTGTGCATACTTTATAATTCCAAATAGTATTAATATTACACCATAAGGATAATTAGGTGGATTATTCAAAATTTTCAGTAGATGAAAAATTAAAATTACTTCAACAAATAGAGAAAGAAGAAAAAGAACTTGTTTCTCTTTTTGATGAAACTAAACAAGCGGATCCTTATTGGTGGTATCGACCCTCTTCAGGAGCTGTTACTTCCGAAGCTCGTGCATTTCTCTCTAAATGGTTAAAGAAAGAAGATATTCCTGAAAGATTTGATGGGATGCTCCAGACTTTTCAGTCACAAGCTCGTATTATAGGCACATTTGGCGGTAATCAAGCCGGTAAGACTTTAGCAAACGCCGTAAAGACACACGCTAAAATAACGGGAGAAGTACCTAAACATCTGAAAGGAATTATTCCTGAATGGAAATTAGCAAAGAAATGGCCTGTATTTGGTAGAGTTTATGGGCTTAGTAATGAAGTAATTGATGAAGTTATTATTCCTAAGTTTAGAGAGTGGATGCCTAAGAAATATCTGAAGAATGGAATTTGGGAAAATTCTTATGAGAAACAGAATAAGATTCTTCGTTATTATAGAAAAGGAAAATTTATAGGCCAAGTAAAGTTTATGTCTTATGAGAAAGACGTAAGCAAAACTCAAGGAGCCTCTTTATGGTTTGCGCATTTCGACGAAGAACCGCCTAAAGAGTTCTATGATGAGTGCTTGCCTCGGTTTATTGCAAATGGTGGAAAAGGTATTGATATAGAGTTTTTCATGACACCCACTAATGGATTAACTTGGGTATGGAAAACGATTCTAAAGAAAAGTAATGTCCCTGGATCTGAAGTTGAATGTTTTAAAGTCCCTACAATTACAAATTCATATTGTGATTTAGGAGCTTTAAATAAGATGATGGAAGATTTAGATACTTACGAAGAAAAGAAAATGCGCGTATTAGGGGAGTTTATTTCTTTAAGTGGATTAATTTATTCGGGTGAGTCCGCAATCGATACTAAAATACACCTAATTGATCCATTTACTATTAAATATCATCGTTATATTGTTTATAGAGGACTTGATCCTCATTTATCAAAGCCCACAGCATGTATTGAAGCAGCAGTAGATAGACAAGGTATAGTATATATTGTAGGTGCATATAAAGAAAATGCCGATACAGAAAAAGTTAAAACAGATTTAGCAAAACGAGTAATGGAAAGAAAGTATCGGATAGGTTGGACAGCTTATGATAAGTCTTTAGACTATAATATTAAAGCCTTAAATGATATTAATATTATAGATAGACTAAAGAGACCTCCTAATCCTATTCCAGCAATGATTCCCTCAGAAAAATTTGAAGGCTCAATTAAAGCAGGCATTGATACAATTAAACAATATCTTAAAAAAGATAAGTATACCGGCAAACCTAGACTTTATTTTTTTAATACAAAAGAAGTATGGGATTTAATTGAAGAGATGCAGACTCTTGAACGTGATAAGGGAATTAACGAATCAAAACGGGGTGTAAAGGATAAGATTAAAGAAGGCCCTAAAGATTTACATGCAGCATTACGTTACATATTTCAAAAACCCTTAGAATGGCTTCCTGTTGATAATTCTTCTACACTCAACGAAGACTATTTCGAAGAAAGGTATATATAAATTATGGATCCTAAAGAACTAATAACAGACGAAACAAAACCAGGCAATAAGGATGAGATTCTTAATGGCGCGTTAGCTCGTTATGCTGAGTCTTTAACAATTCGTACACGTCTTGAACATCGTTGGACTAAAGATATGAAATTAGTTAAAGGCATTCCTTTATATAAAGAACGCCAAGATAGTTCAGTCCGAAAACGAAATAAACTACGTTTTAGAAAGATTTATTCTAATGTAATGAGGCTTTTAGCTTCTCTATTCCAAGCTTTCCTTATTGATAAGAATAAGTTTAAAATTAGAGGCTTTGATGAAGTTAATGATTTTCAACGAGCCGAAGTCCTAGAAATAATGACTAAGTACCGTTTAAATTGGATGTTTAGACGTAGAGATGGGTTTGTTAAATTTTTATGGGGCTTCTTAGAGTGTATTGCTCCAGGTACCTCTGTAATGAAGGTTCATTGGCAATATAATGAGGAAAGAGAAATAGATGAGCCTTCATTTACTAATTATCCTTTAGAACAGGTTGCTTTAGATTGGGCTGCTCCTACAGTGCATGAAATGAGGTATGTATATCTACAGAATTACTTAACTAGAGATCAATTAGAAGATCAAGGGTATAATAATTTAGATAAAGTACAACCATTAGATATTCCTGTAAGTATCTTAAGGGACACACGTTTTCATGAAACAGGAGACCCTCAACGTGCGCGTAATGAGAGTTCAGGGGTAGATTATCAATCTGGTACAGTGGGACTTAATTTTCCAGGTCCTGGATCACAAGAATCATTAGAGAGTGTTAGAGATAGGGTGACTCAAAGATTCTTAGCCGTAGAATGTTGGTATAGAAAAGAAGGAAAAATCTGGTTTGGAGTATTTAATCCTCAAGGACGTGTGTGGTTAGTAGATCCTATAGTTAGTCCTTATGGGAAGATATATCCTATTGCTGTGGGTTCTATGATCTTAGAAGCTCATAAACTTATACCAGAAAGTATAGTACAGTCATTAGAGGGGCCACAAGAAGACCTTAATATGACACTCAATCTTCGTAAAGATAACCAAATGTTGGCTATGATGGGAGGATGGAGTATTGATAAATTTGGTGGTGTTGATAGACAAGCACTTAGTAATCTTCGCCCTGGTTTTATTGTATCTCGTAATTCGGGACAAGGGGTAGTTGAACCTATACGTCTTCCTGATGTTACCCAAACATCATATGTAGAAGCAGCCTCTGATCAAGCTATGATTGATGAAATGTCTGGTATTACACCTGTCAAACAAGGGCAGACAAGTACAGATAAAACAGGCGTAGCTCAAATTAATCTTTTAGAGTCTAATGCTAAAGAAAGATTATTTACTGCAATTGTTGGGGAAACATTCTTTAGACAAATTATTTATTTGTTAGCTTATCAGATTCAATTATTTGAAACTGATGAAAGAATCTTTAGAGTTGCAAATGCAAATCTTAGGGATAAAAATATCCCTATTGATAAACGAGATAATATATTTGATCTAGAATTTGATATGGATGTAGAAATAGATGTAGGAACAAATGAAGTTAGTCGTGCAGTTGAGATACAACGTAAAATGGCATTAACAGATAGAGCATTACAATCGAATAATTCCACTCTATTATTAATGAAAACAGGAGTACAGATTCCTAATCCTACTATTTTAGACACAGGAAAAATTTTAGAGGATATTGCAGCTGATTTAGAAATCGATGATTTTAGTAAATATCGTGTGCCTGTAGCTCCACCTCCACAACCCCCAACACCACAACAGGGACAAGGTGGAGGCCAAGAAGCGCAAGCAGCGGAAGGACAAGTAGCTCCACAACCAAATCAACAAGGTGCAGATACATCAGGATTTTTAGAAGCCCTACAGAACGGGCTACAACAATAAAGGAAAGGGGTGGATTATGGATTTTGATACACTAAGTGATGATTATTTTCAAGATAATAGTGAAGTTGAGACAGACCATACAGAATTAATAAAGAAATTAGAAGATGGAGCGCATTTAGAAACTATTCGTACTTCTGCCACTTGGAAAATATTTAGAGAAGTGTGGGAACGAATTTATCAAGATGCTGAAGCTCAATTAGACAATGTTCCTGCAAATCAACCAGCAAAGATTATTGAATTACAATTAACTAAACGGTTCTATAAAAATGTATTAGCAACTACTATTAGAAAAGTAAAAACTGATGCAGTTGCTGCATTTCAACAAGCAAAAGAACGTAATATGTTACCTAGTTTACAAGCAGATTTAAAAAAAGATATTTAGTATCTAAACATACCAATTAAATACTAGTATATATAGATACTAATAAGGTGGAATTCGGTTCATTACCGTAATCAAATGATTCGAGTCTATTCTACCTACTCGTAAAACAAGGAGAAACACAATGTCAGAAGAAAATAAACCGGTAACGCCTCCCCCAGCCACGCCAGAGGCTTTGCCGTCAGAACCAACAAGTGGCTCTATCGATAAAGACACACCGTCCCCTAAACAGAAAGGTCATGATTTAGGAAATAGGACACGTAACGATATTTATGACCGCTTTGATAATAAATTCAAAGATTCAGACTCTTCGTCTGATCAAGAAGAATCTAATGCAGGCACAGATTCAAAACAGGATCCTGATTCGGGAGAACACCCTGAGATAGTGTTAGACACTCCAGAGAAGCCAACCTCTGTCAAAAAGCGTAAGGTAAAGAAAGAAGCTTCTCAAGAGGAGCAAAAAACTGTACCATTACAAGCATTACATGAATCTAGAGAAAGGTTTAAAACTCTTAATTTAGCATCTCGAGAATATAAATCTCAAACAGATGATAAAATTAAGGCTCTTGAATTACAACTTCAAAATCTAACAACTAAACTAACAGAATCTAGAACTGAAAAGGATAGTTTAGGAGATATAGATGTTTCTGATGTAGATCCAGAAAAGGCGGCTTTAAAAAAGCGTTTAGCTGAATTGGAAGGTAAGTTTAAATCTACTGACCAAGAAAAGGCTATACAAGCTCAACTAGAAGCACAGAAAGTACAGCAACAAAAGATTCAAACAGTTTCAAAAGAATTAACTGAAGAGGGTTACCCAGGATTTGATGTAGCATTACTCAAAACTGGAACCAAACTACAAGAATTAGTGAAATCTGGAGAAATTACTGAATCTGAATCTGCTGATGCTGAGATGTGGAAAAAGATCTATAAAGAACAAATCTATAGTGAAGTACGAACCATCTTTAACGAACAAGCAAAAGAAGATACCATGGAAAAGAAACGTCAAGCTAAGAAAAAAGCTAACCTCATTTCTTCTCCTGGAAAAGCTCCGGAAAAACAAGAAGAGACACCTACGGAGGATCTCTCATATTCTGATTTTGTTAAACAGGGAGTTAAAGATCGGTTACAAGCTAATAAAAGAAAGTTTTATCCGCATTCTAAATAACTGGAAATGCTCTATAAGCTTTTGCTTCTCCAAAGCTGGATGAAGCTCAGCTTTTATAAGGGTGGGAACACAAAACTTATGGAGGAAACAACAAAATGGCTCACTTATGGGTAAATGATAGTGATGTTCACTTCAGCCCTGAATTGTCGAAATTCCTTCGATACTCGGCGCAACCGAATCTAAAATTCCGACAGTTTGCTGATGTGAAAGATGCCATGGGTAAAGATCAAGGCGATAGCTTTAACTTTCCCAAGGTTGCCAACGTGTCCACTATTGGTGGAACTTTGGTAGAAACAAATACTGTACCCCAAGCCAGTCAAACCATAACGAAAGGAACTCTTACTATTACCGAATACGGAAATAGTATTCCTTTCACTTTTAAACTTGATACATTATCTCAGTTTGATATTGAGATGATTATCGACAAAGGTTTGAAAGATGATATGGTTAAAGTTCTTGATGCCGCTGTACATGCTCAATTTGATGCATGTGCGCTTCGTGGTGTTGGAACTACGACTGCTGCAATAACCGTTACTACGGATGGGACAGCAACAGCTACAAATACTTCAGTTTTAAACGAATTTCATATTCGTAAACTGAAACTTGAACTCGAAAAACGCAATGTCCCAACTTTTGATGGGGAAACTTATGTGTTTGTCGGTTCATTAGAAGCTATTGAAAGCTTAAATGGTGCTATGGTATCTATTAACCAATATACACAAGTTGGTTATGAAAAGATATTCAATGGCGAACAAGGCATGGTTCATAACGTACGGTTAGTTAAAGACAACAACGCCACTCGTTTAACTTATGACTTGGCAGCTCGAACAACTGCCTCAAAATCATTCTCTGGAGGCGAATCTGGAGAAGGGTTTATGTTTGGTAAGGATACTGTTATGGAAGGTATGGCTACTCCAGAACAGATTCGAGCGAAAGAAGTAACAGACTACGGTCGATCTAAAGGTCTCGCATGGTATTTCTTAGGTGGTTGGAAGATCATCTGGGACGATGAACCAAATGCGAAAATCATTAAATGGGACTCAGCTGCCTAAAGGAGGCAATAAAATGTCTAATGGATATTATGATGATCCGATTCAAAGTATAAATATTGCCGACGTGGCTGATATAAGTGTTCCGGGAACAGCTGCGGCTGATACTGAACTCTTACGAATACCACTTAATCGTGCAATAAAAAATGAAACAACTGCTCGCCTCACTCTTAAAACGGGTGGGACGGCTGATGGCCCCAATGTTCTTATTGGTCGGTCGTTAGCTGGTACGGGTGCTGTTTCAAACATTGGAACTCACAATGTGGGAACCTCTGCCGATGACCTAACTTCTACCGTTACCTTAGCTCAAACCGATTGGTTGACTGGGGACGTGTTAGTTATTTCTAATGCGGCTGGTACTGCTGCGTCAACGCCAGTACTATATGCACTAACAATTGACTACAAATCTGATTTCGACTAATCAGCAGTTCGAGGGTCTGTAAAACCCTCACAATTTTAAAGGTGGGAACTTGAAGAAACCAAAATTATTAATTATCGCTTACAGAGCTTGGGGCGATTGGCTTTATACGTGTCCAATTATTCCTTATCTCGCAGAAAAGTATGATTTATATTTAGAGTGTAATTGGAAAGTTTATAACTTAGTCTCTAATGATCCTAGATTTAAATGGGTGTCTTATTTTCTTTATGAACGTTATCCTCAGCATAAATGGGGACAACTATTTGAAGAGCGATGGAAAAAATTAGAGACTGATCTTAAACCAGATAGAGTTCTTAATTTAAATGGTTCATTAGAAGTAGAGTGTATTACTCAATGGTTACAACCAGAGCATGAGTGGCCTTTAGATAAGAAGCGTAAGGTATTTGGAGCTCGTAATTTCTATGACGCAGTATTTAAACGATGTCAATTAGATATCCCGGAAAAGTTAAAAATAGATGAGATTTATTATTCTCAAGATGAAATCGATATTGTAGAAAAATGGCACAAACGCACTAAAGATAAATTTAAAATCTTAATGCCAATGACAGGAAGTACCAGTCAGAAAGTCTTACATTCATGGAAAGAATGGTCTAATTATTTTGTTCAACGATACCCTAACGCTGTAGTTTATTTAGTAGGTGATCATAGATGTCAGAAGTCAGTTAATGATGCTAATATAACACACCCACGTATAAAGAATATATGTGGTTTAGATGCCCCAATAAAACAAATTTTTTTAATGACAAAATATGCAGATTATGTGATAGGACCTGAAACTGGAGTAGTTGTTTCTGCGGGGATGTGGGGCGTGCCTAAAACGATGTTATGCACAACTTCAAGTACTTATCAGTGTACAAAATATCATAAAAATGATCATTCAATTCAGTCTCCAATGGCTTGCAGCCCTTGTTTTAGTGCCATTTATCATATAGAAGATTGTAGAGAAATGTATGGTGATTTAAAGAAGAAGATTCATTATCCAGCATGTTCAAAGTCATTTGATATTAAAAGGGTGGTGCCATTTATTGATGAGCAATACAAAAAGAAATTTTCAACAGTATAGAGATTCATTAATTGATGCATTAGATGCAATTAATTACCATGAAATATATCAATTAATTGATATTATTAAAACTAGACTTGATTATGGTGGAAAATTAATACTGTTTGGCAATGGTGGGAGTGCGTCCCAAGCTCAACACTTAGCCACAGAACTTATTTGTAGTTTTAAGAATAGAACACGTCCAAGTATACCAGCATTAGCATTAAACTCTGATATTGCTGCTTTAACGGCAATAAGCAATGATTTTTCATTTGAAGATATTTTTTCAAGGCAACTGGAATCTTTAACTGGCCCGTATGATACAGTATTAGCTTTATCAACATCTGGCAATTCACCAAATGTTATTAAGGCATTAAAATTAGCTAATAAATTAAAGATACCAACAATAGGATTTACAGGTAAAGACGGTGGGAAAATGAAAGATCTCTGTAGTCAGTGTTTTATTGTGAATAGTAATGATACGGAGCATATTCAAGAAGCACATTTGGCCGTAGGGCATTTTATCTGTCAAGAGATTGAAAAAGATTTAGTGGCCTCGAAAGCTTAAGCCCCCACCTTCTTAAGTGAGTACAGGCCACCCAATTTAGGAGGTGGGATTATGGATTATAAAGGAATCTATGATAAAGAGTATTATGATAAGTATGTAGAGTTAGGAGCAACGCCATTAGCACATGCTATATATTCAGGAAGATGGGCATTAATATTAAAGTATTGTAATAACGGTAAGATTTTAGACTATGGGTGTGGTCCTGGATTCTTTAATGCCCATGGGCCTAAAGAGTTTATTAAACTTAATTACGATGTTAATCCTAATTGTGGATTTAGAGAACTCCCTAAAGAACAAATTGATATTTTAGCAATGTGGGATAGTATCGAACATATTCCTAATTTTTATGGGGAAATAAAGAAATTAGATGCCGATTGGTTATTCATAACCACACCTAATTTAGAATCAGTGGTAGAACCCATTATTCATTGGAAGCATTATCGACCTAAAGAACACTTATTTGCGTTTGATAGGCATAGTTTACAAGTTATTTTAGCTGATCTTGGTTATCAAATTGTAGAAATGAATTATGATGAGGGTAAATTAAGAGATCCTAATAGACCACAGGCTATTCTAACTGTAGTAGCAAAGAAGGTCTCTTAATGTTATTTGCTGCTAAAAGAAAGCCTAAAGAGAAACAAAAGAAACTATGTGTTGTTCGATATGGAGCTTGGGGAGATGCATTAATGGTGTCTCCTGTTTTTAAGTACTATAAAGAACAAGATTGGTATGTAATTCTTAATTGTACTCAAAAGTGTTTTGATATATTAAGAACTAATCCATATATTGATGCCTTTATAGTTCAAGAAGACGGTGAAATTCCCTTAGATAAATTAGAAGAACATTGGAAACAACTTGAAAAACAAGTAGATAAAGTTGTGAACTTTAGTGGATCTATAGAAACTCAATTATTAGTTTCGTATAAACAACCAGAATTTGGATGGACTAAAAAACAATTAGATAAACGTTGTAATATAAATTACTATGATCATACAATGAAAGTTGCTGGGTTTCCTGAGAAAACGGGAGAGAAAGGCGAGATTTATTTTACAAAGAATGAAGAGAAATGGGCTCGAAAGTTAACCAAAAAGCATGATGGATTTAATGTAGTTGTTTGTTTAACTGGAAGTTCTGTACATAAAATTTATCCTTATATGGATGCCCTAATTAATGCAATTGTTGACGGTATCCCTGATTCGCATATATTTTTAGTGGGTGAACCTGGAGCTAAAGGCATTATAGATAAGCATCCTCAAATAACTGATTTTTGTGGAAAGATTGATATTAGAAAGTCTTTTGTCCTGACCAAACACATGAATTTAGTTATTAGTCCCGAAACAAGTGTGTTAGTTGCTGCAGGTATTTATGACACCCCAAAGGTCGCTTTATTATCACATGGAAGCAAAGAGAATGTAACTAAATACTATGTCAATTGTCATACAATTGTTCAAAATGTTTCATGTCAACCTTGCCATAAGCTACACTATACACGCGATACCTGTCCAGTTGTTCCGGACACCAAGTTTCCAATTTGTATGGGATTATTGCATCCCAAAGAGATTATACCTGCAATTGAAGAAGAATATATTAAATGGAAGAAAAACCTTTTAGGAGTTAAATAATGGCAATCCCTACACAGCCAACTGAAACAAGCATTGTAACAAAATCATATAGACTTTATGGTAAATCTCCAACTTCTACGGAATTAACTGAAGCTATTTCAGACGGTATTGCTATGGTTAAAAGTGATCTAATGAACAGTGGGCGAGAGTGGTCTTTTCTTAGACGAACTGCTTATAAACCTATGGCTATTGGGGTTAGTCGGATTCAAGCTCCTACTGACTATTCTAAATTAATCTCAGCTGTTCTTTTAGATGGGGTGAGATCTGGTACTGCGCAAGCTGGAACAAGTACTACAATTACATTGGCTGCAGCCGATAATGGAGGCGCCGAAGATAGTCGTGGGAAAATATTAGTTATAAAATCAGGCACAGGCTCAGAACAAGCCCTTCAAATTAAATCTTTTGACGCTAGCACTAAAGTAGCAACTATGGAAGAAGCGTGGACAACTACTCCAGATTCCAGTTCTACTTATTTAGTTGCAGATGATCATAAGGAACTGCACTTACAACAGATTTGGAATTTCGATGAACTACAGTTACCTTTTCTTTCAGGAGCTCCTGTTAACATATACCATCAAACTGATGATGTAGAAGGAGATTTTAAATTTGATTATACACCTGATAAAGAATATGTAGTTCAATTACGCTATTATAGTGACCTACGAAAAGAAGATACTGATACTGGAACAAATACACGATATGCCACAATCCTTCGAAAACTAGAACAAGTTTTAGTTCAAGGAGTACTTGTTTGGCTACTTCAAGATGATGGACGTGTTCAATTTGAATTGCCTAAATACTCTCGTATGCTTGCTTTAACTGAAGGACAATTTTTATACCCTAATAATGCACGTCAAAAAGCTGAATTAGCTGAGGATGCATACTAATGGCTTTTACTGGGCCTGCATATAAACTTGTCTTTAGTGGAAGTTTTAATGGCAGTGAGAATATTCAATTAATTCCTAAAGAATCTATGATTACTGGTAGTCGTAATATCAATAGTCATAATGGGGGTTTAGAGAAACGAGGTGGAACAGAAACAGTAGGATCACAAGTAGGAGCAGGTCCTGATAGTCTTGGTGGCGGTATGCTTATTAAACGTAGTGCTGGAAGTAAACACGTTTATTTTGCTGGTGTTGATGGAGTAATTTATAGAGATGGTGTTTCGGTTAAAACAGGACGTAATACCACCGCTTATAATCACTATACAACGGGTGATGATGAGATTTTTATTTGTAATGGGAAAAACCCTGTGCAAGTTGATACTGGTTCGGCAATAGCCGATATTAGTGCTGCTTCTGCTGATTGGACTGGTTCTGCACAACCTACTGGATGTGTTGTACATGCTAAAGGAGCTTCACGTCGCATGTTTTTTTGGGGCGTTACTGGTAAAGAAGATACTTTATATTATTCGAGTTTAGGGGCATTTCAAACAAATACAGGCGGCACATCGGGGACTATTGTTATTGATACTCAACATGGAGATGGTATTACTAACTGTATTTCTAAAGATGGTGTGCTGTTTATTTTCTCTAAAAATAATGTCTTTATTTTAGAAGATTCAAGTACCACTGTTTCAACTTGGGGATCTTTTTCTGCAGCAGTTAAAGGAGGGTGTTTTAGTCCTCGGCATGCTGTAGTTATTAAGAATCAAATATTCTCTATAGATGCTACTGCTGATATTTATGAAGTATTAACTGGAGTAGAATTAAGAGACTATAAACGAGCAAGTATAGTTATACCATTTGAGCTTCATAACTATATAAAACAAGAATGGGATATAGCTAAAATTGATCAATGGCATTTATCATATGAGCCTCGTACCCAATCTTTACGAATAGGAGGAGTAAGACTAGGTCAATCTGAAGTAGACACACACCTAGTTTATTATGTCAACCAAAACAAATGGGCTTCGCCGCATGATTCTATTGATAATTCTGCTGATTCTGGTTTACAAGCTGCCTCAGCTTTTGCAGCTGAAAGTTCAGATGGAGAATCGTTACTCTATACTCAAGATTATAATGGGTTTACGTGGTTAGTAGAATCGACCACTAAATCAGATAATGGAAATGGGTATAATTCAATTGTTTCAACTCCTTGGCTAGAATTTGATTTACACAGTATTCAGAAACGTTGGCCTTATGCAATTTTACACTATAAAACTCAAGGAAACTTTCAATTAACTGTAGATTGGTTTGTAGATGATGTGCAACAAGCGACTGATACTGTTACTTTAGGATCTACAGCAGGAACACTAGGATCCTTTATTTTAGATACCGATGTATTAGGCACTATTAATTTAACAGCAAAAGAATTTACATTACGACAGCAAGGTGAAAAAATAAGATTCTTATTTTCAAATAGTGGGGCTGGAGAAGACTTCTTCTTATCTCATTTAATAATTCCTTTCATAGCGAGAGGATTAAGGAGACTATAATGGCTGCACCTATAGAATATATTACATGGGATGAAACTGCTATTAGTATTGTTCGTTGTATGAATTGTAATAAAGTAATTGCTACTCGAAAAACTTTTACTGCCCCTAATGGCACTACGTTTGAAAAATTAGTACACCAATCTCATATGTGCACTATGCGAGTTATTTTACAAGATAATAGTTATTCAAATATTTTGCTATGTAAAACTTGTCAGGCTGATGCTAGTACTTTAGATTTAGACGATTTAAATATCACCCAAAATTGGGGTTGGCAAAAAGAATTTGAATTTATTAACGATAGAGACGCTACGCAAGAAGAAATTGATCGAATGACTCAAAATAAAGATATCGTAAAAAGAGGCTAAACTATGGCATTTCCACCTACACTATTTAAAACTTATACTACTGGAGAGACACTTACAGCTTCAGATCTAAATTCGTCCTTAGCAGATATTTCAAGTACTAATATACCTGAAGATACTGATGATTATTCTGTTAATGTAGCTGAAATGCAAACGACTACAGATCCCTATCCTGCGGCTACTGAATCTTTAGCTACTACTCTTGCTGGTGAATTAGAACGAGTCCGATTTTTATTAACACAAGTTACAGGCGAAGCTAACTGGTATGTTGATCCAGATAGATCTATTGCTTCTATAGCCACTCTTTTAGGCACATCAACTACTGTTGCTTCTTTCCCTAATGGTTCCGAAGCTCTTCCTTCAATAAGCTTTGCTTCAGATCCTGATACAGGATTTAGACGTCCAAGTGCTGACCAACTTCGTGTTGTTATTGGCGGTGTTGATATTGTTGATTTCACAGCCACTGCTATTCGAGCTAGTGATGATGGGGTCCAAAATATTGGAACTGCTACTAATAGATTTAATATAATTTTTATGGATGATGGGACTGTAAGTGCCCCTTCTTATTCTTTTTCAGATACTAATACTGGAATGTATCACAGTGGCGCAGATGAATTAGCATTTACCACTGGTGGAATTCAAGCTTTAGTGTTAGATACAAATCAACGAATTTTAGGAAACAGTGGCACTAATTCTTTGCCGGCCTTTACATTTATCGGAGATACTAATTCAGGTCTATATCGAATTGGGGCAGATAATGTGGGAATTGCAACAGGCGGAGTTAATATCTTAGACTTAGATCAAACATCTGCTGATATTTCTGTACCCGTCAAAACTGCTGCTGGAACTGTTGGCGCTCCATCTTATTCATTTGGCGTTGCTGGCAATAAAGGAATGTATAGTTCAGCTACTAATGATTTATCTTTTGCTACTGCTGGGACTATTGGTTTAACTTTAACTTCAACCCAAAGATTACATCATGTAGCAGGAACAAATGGGACACCTGCTATATCCTTTATTGGTGACCCCGATACGGGTTGGTTTAATGGGGGTGCCAATGCTCTTAATGCAGCCGCTGGAGGAACCAATATAGGTGCTTTTACTAGTACCGGACTTCAATTAAATGTGGGGTCTATGAAAATTCCAGATGGTATAACAGCACCAGGGAGCTCTTCAGGGTTGGCTAAAATTTATGTGGATTCAGCAGATGGGGATCTTAAAGTTGTATTTGGAAATGGTTTTGTTGCAGTAATCGCTGCAGACTCTTAATACTAAATAAGGTGGGAAATATGGAAATAACAAAAGAACAAAAGAAAGAATTCGAAGAACGTTTACGAGAATTACAACAAATGGCTTCTCAACGTCATTCAGAATACCAACAAATTTTAGGGGCTATGGGGATTATTCAAAATCTTTTAAATCCTCCTAAACCAAAAGAAATTAAAAAGAATGAAGATACAAAGGTTTGATGCAAAAGATCAATATCAAATTCTTGCTATTTTAGAATACGAAAAGATACCAGCTGAAGGTGTGTATGAAGGGGATACTTGGGTAGTAAAGAACTTTGGTATAATTAAAGGATTTTTTACTCTACGATTAGATGGCAAGTTTCCTATGTTACAGCATTTTGCTATTCATAGACATTTTAAAACAGACATTAAACTGATATATTTCTTAATGAGACAGGCACGTAAACGAGCCAAAGATTTAGGATTTAAACACCTAGTTTATCAGGCTCCAAAAGATAAACCTAAAGTAGCACAATTATTGGGGTTTTATACAAGAAAACGACCTTATGCAGAAACAAATAAAGCATGGTGGTTTATAACAAAAGTTTAAAGGAGATTTACAATGGGCGGCGGAGGACAAGAAGCACCTAATATTCCAGGACCAACATCAATACAATTACAAGCACAACAAGACACTATAAATCTATTAAATCAATTTCAACAGCAAGTTTCAGAACTTCGACCTCTTGTTTTAGAAGGATCTGGATTTACTGAAGAGATAGATCAATCTAAAGTTAGTGAAAAGACTAAATCTGAAATTGCTTTAAGAGAGCAAGAAATTTCTCGATTAGAGTCTGAGGGGCTTTCAGCTGCTCAAGCAGGCGGACTTCGCCCAGGTCAAACTGCTGAACAAAGATTTGAACAAATTCTAGTCCAAAATAGAGACGAATTAACGCAATTTAAAGCTGCTGCATTACGTGAAGGTGGAACTCTTATTAAGACACCGCAGCGTTTAGAACAAGAGAAAGCTTTAAAAGAATTACAAACTACCCAAAATGAAATTGCTGCTAAACAAGCCGAAGTTCTTAAACAACGCCTTACTGCTCAAACAGGTCCAGAAGCTCAGAAAGCCTTAAAAAAACAACAAGAATTAGAAGAGCAATTTAGAGATGTAACAGGTCAATTTATCGAAAGGCAACAAAAAGCTTTAGCTGGTGAATTACCAGTTTCTCAGGCCTTAACTCGGCAAAAACAAGAACAATTTAATCAGTTTAAAGAAGCTCAAGCACGTCAAGGCAATATTATTTTAGGTAATACTCCTGAAGAAGCATTAGCAAAAGGAACAGGAGCTACTGCTGCCCTATCTAAATTTCAAGAAAGATTTGGTATCTTAGAAGAGCAAGAAAGACGAGGTGTTATTGTCGGAGAAAATCCTTTACTACAATCAGCATTAGGACAAGTAGGTAATATTGGTATTCAACAATTTGGTTTATCACAAGCAACTCCAGCTGCATTTGGTCAAGCCGTAGGCACTCAACCAGGCTTTACAGGAGCCGCTCCTAATCTTACAGGATCCTTTGGAGGACTTTTAGCAGGCCAACAAACTCTTCTTCAACCATTTCAATCAGGCATACAAACCGGAGGAACAGGAGGGGGAGGTATCTCTCCTTTTGCAGGCGCATTATCAGGTGCAGGATTAGGCGCTACAATTGGGACTCAATTTTCACCAGGGAAAGGCACATTATTCGGAGCACTCGGAGGTTCTCTAATTGGAGGGCTTGGGACGTTAATTAAATAGGAGACTACTATGGCAAACGGCGGATTTAATCCACAAGAACAACAACTTTTACAAACTACTAGCCAACTAAGTAATATTATTGGCCAAGCTGGGCAAGCAAAACAACAACAAATACAAACTAAATTAAAACAAGTAGAACAAACTTTTAATAAAATTAAAACTGGATTTAGTACTAAAATGAATCTTTTAAAAAATAAATCAATTCCTGCAAATAGAAAAGTTGAGATTTATAATACATTAGATGCAGATGGAGAAGTCTTATTTAAAGGGCAAGGCATTACCTTTGGCCAAATTAATGAATGGAAACCTGAGTTTAATAAACTAAGCGAACAAGCAGTTGGTCTTTTTACAGACTCCTCAATTCCTCGTAGTGAAATCGCTCCCAGTTTAAATGCTCTAAGAAAAGAAGCAGCTGGATTAGGAAGATTGCCTGAATTTAATGAGGCAATCCAACCTAGTATTGAACAATTTGGTGGCACTGGAACTATTACTCCTATTAGATCGGGTACAATAGAAACCCCCTCTCGCATTAATCCTTTGGGAGAAGCCATCCCTATAACTCAGCAACAAACTACGCCAACTGGAATATCTCAACAAGTACCAATTCAACAATTAAGTGAAGAGGCTTTAAATAGAGAAGATAAACTACGGGGTGAATTTATTAAACGTAGTGGAGATTTCTTTAAAATTAGGGATGCTTTTCAAAGAGTACAAGCTTCAGCAGAAGATCCTAGCCCTGCTGGTGACTTAGCCTTAGTCTTTAATTTTATGAAGATTCTAGATCCAGGTTCAGTTGTTAGAGAATCAGAGTTTGCTAATGCCTCTAATGCTGGAGGCGTGCCTGAACAAACTAGAAGGCTATTCAATAATTTACAAAGGGCAGCTCAAGGAAAAGGGGCATTTATTCTAAGTAATAATCAACGAAAAGATTTTACAGATCGTGCTGATCGTTTATTTGACCGTCAAGAAAAACAACATACAAAACGTATCTCTTCCTTTTCAAAGTTAGCTGATGATCAAGGAGTCCGTTCTAAAACAGTAACAATTGATTTAGGACCTGCAGGAGATGCCCCCGAACCTGGACCGGTTAAAAATATTACAATTCAAACCGATCTATCCACTTTATCTAATGAGCAATTGCAAAAAATTATTAATGGAGAATTTTAATGGCTTTATCGAATAAAGATAAAATTATATTAAAAGCCAAAGCACAATTAGAACTTAGAACTCGAACAGCCGAGCCATCTTTAATAGAGCGTGGAAAACAAGCAATAACAAAAGGATTTCAAGTTTCGCCCGGCGTTCAAAAAGCTGCCCAATTAGCTCAAGTTCCAATTAGAGCTGGAAGAGCTGCTGCGGTAGGCATAGAACGTGCGACAAGAGGCGTAGGATCTCAATTAGGAGCCCTAGCACTTCCAGGAGGTCCCGTAACTCCCACAGGACAACAAGCATTAGGTCAGGTGGCTGCACAAGCACCTCAAGCTATAGAACGTGCTGGAGCTGCCTTTAAACAAGGGTTCGAACCTCAAGATCCTAGAGAACGTGTTGCTGCTACAGCTGGAGAAATAGGAGCAATCTCTTTAGCTACATTTCCTATTTTAGCACGAGCAAAACACCCGGCAGTTACTGGCGGACTTACTTTTAGCACATTAGAAGCAATTAATCAAGCTGCTAATGAAGGTAGAATTGAACCTATTGAAGTGGGGAAAGAATTTGCACTAGGGGCCTCTTTACCTCTTGTAGCTCCATCTGCTGCATTAGTTGTTAAAGGAACTAAAAGTGTATTGAAGGGTATTTTGAAAACTTCTACACGTCTTCCAGAAAAAGCTTTGGATACAGTATTGGATAATCCTAAACTCTTAAAAGAATTTGCGGGCACTCAAAAAGAAATCAGTAAAAGAGTTGTTAATTTACAAAAAGCGATTGTTCAGTCTCGTCAAAGAGCAGGAGGTGTCCTTCAAAAAGTGAAGAAAAAATTAGGGGTTGATCGCCCCTTAGAAGCCCCTATTAGAGAAACACCTACAAGAACTCCTACTGAATTAGATTCGGCTTTTAATCAAGCTAAAGTACTGTCTAATTCCAATGCTCCTAAAAAAGAAAAGATTTTAGCTCTTCTAGATTTACGACAAGAATTAGATGATATGCTTAGCTTTGCTAAACCTGGCCAAACGGTAACCCCTATATCTGGTCGTGTTGAATCACAATTAGTTAATCGTAGAAATGAAATTAATACTATACTTAATAAGATTGCCCCTAGACTAAGAAAAGCAGAGGCTGGATTTGCTAAAACGGCTCAAACATATGATGAAATACAAAGAGCTATTGCAACCCCAGGAAAAGCAGAAGATCTAATGGTACGACTATTTAAAGGTGAGAATTTAGATGAGGTATTGGGATCTAAAAAAGACTTACTTCAAGCCTTAAGAAAAGTGGAAGGGATTTCCAAACAAAAACTTATTGAACCAATAATGAAAGAATTAGCTTCTAAATCTCTTAGGGTATTGGAGCCTCAAGGTTTATCTGGAAGTATCTTGGCTGCTGTAGCTGCGGCCTTAGCAATTGTACAGCGTCCTGGTTTGGCGGGAGTAGTAGCATTAACTTCGAGTCCTAGAGGAGCTGCTGCTATTTTACCAGCAGCTCAAAGAGTGGGAAGGGGTGTACGTCAAGTAGGTAAAGCTGTAAGTGATCCTAGAACAAGAGCCCTTATAGCAGGAGGATTACCTTCCGCTATTACTGAATCTCTATTACCAAGAGAAGAAGGACAATAAATCAATAATGCCCCAAATTACAAATATGATAACTACTATTGAAATAACATACTCATACAGTTTAATAAACATAAAGGAACTCCTATGCAGAAACATCGAAATACAATTTTAGGTACAATAGTAATGCTGCTTGCAATTATTGGAACTGTATTTGCTATGTCAGACAGATTTATTGCAAAAGCCACATTTGTTGAATTTAAAGAGCACGTTATTTACAGACTTGACAATATTGATAATAAATTAGACCAAATTTTACTTAACAAGGGTGGAAAGGAGTGATGAGTGTATGTTCTTTAAAAGTGAACCAACACAGCCTCTTAAAAAGATACATTGCCCTGTTTGCACTAATCAATTCCTTGGATTTAAAAAGAAGGATGAATTAAAATCCTTCGAATGCCCTGAATGCAAAGCCACCCATTATTTCTATCCGGGGCGTATTCATAGGCCTAATCGATCTGTACCACAATCCCAGAAGAAAGACACTAATTGTGGATGTGGTAGATGTGGCCGTTAATCTACCATTCCTCCGTAAATATATCTAATAACCATTGAAATATTCTCCAGCCTATATAAACTCCTAAACCTACAAAGACTGCAATCTTACCTAACCACAACAACCCTAATCCAATCTCAGTTATAGTCACATTATTCCTTCGTGACGGAAGTGCTTGTCACTATACTCATTTTAGTCCTATATGAGGCATATCTTTAAGCTTCTTCCAATCTCCACCCCACTCTAATTTTATTCCAGTCTCCTTACTCACCTTCTTTATAATCTTACCTAATGGTTTATATAATGATACAGCCCAAGTAATACTATTTAAATACGGATCTTTTACAGCCGCATCAAGTGCCTTGCTTGGATAATAATTATGCTTTCCTTTCTTCTTATATCCATCTGCATACGTAACTATTTTCCCCGGTTTTGTGCGCCCTTGTTCGTATATGGCCTTCTGTTTTTTGGGGTGCCTAAATACATCAGTAAGTACAAGAGTATATCCGGGTCGTTTTAACCTATATTGTTCACGTATTAATCTAAATGCAGTTTGTAATTTAGGATCAGCATCAGATAATTTACGAGAAGACTTCTTTGGTAGACCACGTAATAATTCTCTTGTTGCCTCTTTAGGAGACTTATCAAACTTAAATAGTTCTTTTATCGCCTGTAATATCTCTTTTAACATCTACTACCTCCCGTTTATAACTTTCATGTGCACAACAACCCTCGCAGGCATGCACTCCTCGACCATGTCCTACTCCATGAGGACAAGCAAATTCTATCTTTAACCATCTATTCTGTGGCCATTTCCAATTCTCTAAATCTACTTTATCCACCATAATAATGTCTCCCACGCTGTCCAGAATATAAGCCAACCTAATATTAATACACCTTCTAGTGTAATTTTATTCTGGTATTGAAACTTACCAGTATTTAAATGTACTTTACCTTTCTTTGTTATTTTTATTAGCATAGCTTCCCTCCTCTAAAAACAACTATTCAAAATTCCCTCCAATGTACAGCTTGGGTTTATATATTTTATCACTATCTCTTATCCATCCTAAATACCCAGCAAACATCTTTTTAATTCCAAAATTGCTCTTATACTTTGGGTATTTAACCACATCTTTCTCTCTCCAAATAATACTCCAATGTATTCCTAATGGCCACATAAGAGCAAAATGCCAGCGCGTCCAAGGCTGAATACGAGATAAATAATATTCATAACTTTTAGCGAATATATTTAAACTTTTTATTCTCCAAGTAACGATATCCCATACCTTACTTCCATCTGTATTTTCTACCCTCCAATCTCCCTCTCCTCGAATAGCAAATAAAGTCATAGGAATTTCTCTCCATTTCCAGAACGACGACGCAGGAATCACTCTAGGTCCTCCAGTTAATGGCACTTGAATATATTTAAATACCCATCTCTTCCACCAGACATCATTGTCTTTGCCCAGCTTATACTTCTTTGGATAGGCAGACCAAGGCATTATTTTATCTCCTCACATCGAGTAGGATCAATATCAACTTTCATTCCTTCAGGCACAGTACTAATTACCACATCATAACAAGGACAATTAAGTTCAGTGGCAAATGCAGCGTGTTGAAAAGCTGTCATTATTAACTTGGATGCTTTAAGATTATATTGCTCCTGCATAGCCTCTTTTGTAGGCACTTCATATTTAGGTTTAGTCTCACCATACCCCAATAACATATACCCTAATACACTAAATAAAATAATAGCTACTATAGTTTTAATCTTCATACATCCCCTTTAAACTTTGCTAACATCCTCTCCAATGCTTCAATAACTTCTTGGTCTTTAAATATCTTTCTTTGTACAAACCATCTCATTATGTACATTTCGAATTCATTTAAGAATATCTCTTCTCCTGATATTGGTGCCATATGCATATTACCTCCCTGAATAATGTGTTAATAACAAGCCACTAATCAAACATAAAACTACTACTGTGTAATAAATAGGATCTCCAAATATGAACTTAATCTTTAATCCTAAATATACAAAGACTCCTACTGTTAGAAACCCTAGTATTTCATTTAACATGCCATTTCCTTTTAATCATTTTAAATCTCATTGTTAAATTAAACTTCTTTAATACTTCTAATACATCTATAATACTAATAGATGCAGCTTCTGAATCTATAACTTTTTGAATGGCCCGTATAATTTTATTTCTTAATTTAAGTTTTGTCATAATCTATAGTTTATAGTTGATAGTTTACTATAAACTTTCTTTAAATTGGCTTAGAGAGTTTCCACACTCCCTGACGACCAAAGCTAAGCCGTAATCCCATGGTAGGGGGATTAAGCCGTCCACCAGAAATTTCCAGAAGACGGCGATCTAAGACCCGAAGGTCGATTAAAATCTTGTTCTAACACCAAATACCGGATCTATATTAGTGTCAACTCCACCCCAAAAGCCTGTACCAGGCATCCATCTCCAATGTGGACTATAAACGATGCCTAGGTGTCCTCTAATTGAGGCTAGATCTCTACGCATAGCAGAGGTTGTAATGCCCCCTGTAAGACCCCAGCGCTTCCAATAAGCGTATTGTACGTCTCCGCCTAACCTAAGACCATCTGCAGCTCCTATAACTAATCCTGGCTCGAATGTGAGGCCTTTAGTGGGGATATCCATATCAATCTTTCCATCCTTAAGTTCGGTGAATGTAGCCTTTCTAATGCCAGTATATACCTTAGTTTCCTTATCCTTTTGTTGAATGATAAGTTGATCCCTTAATAAATCCACTATAAGTCTCGCAACTTGATCTTCTTTTAAAGGAGTCTTGGCATCTACATGTTTTGCCGTTGATTTGTCGGCCCGCCAGGACGCATACTGAAGAGTAAAAGTAATGGCTAGAAGTATCATAAGGCCTGTGTAAAAGGACTCTCTTATGCGTAAACCCTCAAATAATTTGAGGATTAATGATTTTGTTTTGCGTTTAATTCGTTTTTTTATTCGTTTCACTATTCTTCCTCCTCTTCCTGTGGGATTCGAGAGCTTCTTTAATTACTCTTCGCTCAGTTTCAGAAACGATATAAGCATTTTTAAGTACTTCAATATCTCTTTTTAACTCCTCGTTGTGTCGGCGTTCGGATTCATGTGCATCAATTTCTTTTGAAAGTGCGTCTCTTGTTATTTTTAATCGGCTTTTAATTTCTTCATGCATGTATTTTGAGGTGACCCAATCTTTATTTGGGCGTTTATTTTTTTCTTCATCCCTCACCTCCTGGGCGAAGCGGGCGATTTCTTCTTTAAGTCGAACACAAGTGCAGACATTAGCACGACTAAATACAGCTATTACTTCTGCCCTCTCCACCAAATCGGAGTCGACTTCATCGATCCGAGCCGTCGTTTCACGACTATCCTTATCCGGTTCTTTGGTCATTCAACAGCTCCGTGTTCCGGATCTAAATAACTTAAACAGAGATGGCACTGACATTCCCAGTCACTCATACAATCCGGGTGTTCTTCAAAAAATTGAGAAACAAA